ATATGAGCATATAATTTTTCGGCATCACTTTTGATTGTATCTAAGTGATAAACGTATCTTAATGTACTGTTTGTTATATGTGGTTTATTCGGTTGATTCCATATTGAACGAAAATCGTGGTCTATTTTTTGAGCTCTGTCAAGGCCAGGTGTTTGTCTAAACAGGCCGTTTTCAAAGGCATACTTTTCTAGTGTTGAATAACACTGTAATAGATTAAACAAATATGTAGCATAAAGGTCTGGATTGATCTGGCCAGACATAAGTATTTGAACAAAAGGTTCCGATTCGGCCTTTTTATGTTCTTCTAAAGTAAAGTCTTTTATATTATTCATAATTTATATTAAGAACCAACCTTATATTTTCATCTGTATGAGTTGACCCAGCGTGTTTTAAAGAAGAATTAAATATTACAATTCTGTTTTCTTTTGAATAAACCTTTTTTTTATTCTCAAATATAGTATAGCCGTTATTTGAATTAATATAATAAACAGCTGTTTTTGAATTTTCAATATTCACATCTGTATGAAAATGAAAATTAGTTATTTTTTTTTGTCTTGTAGTCAAATTTAATTTACACTTATGCAAAATTTTTGCATTTAGTTTTATAAAAATAGGTTCAAAAATTTTAAAATAATCACTATTAACTTTGCCATCATACATCAAAGTATGTGTAAGTTGAAAAAAACCATCACCTTTAAAACTTTTTCCTTCATTATAATACCAAGGGAAATTAGTTTCATATATAGATTTTGATATAATCAAACTGTTTATTTTGTCTAAAAAATTATCTTGAACATCTATCATAATATATTATTCTATGGTTATATTTAGCACAATAGTAATTCTTAATTTTTTTGATAAATTTTGATTAGGAACCGAATGAAAAAGAAAAGCAGGGGTAATACATAAATCATCTTCTTTTGTGTCAAAAGACCAACAATCATAATACCAAGAATGTTGTAAATCATTTTTATCAAATAAATTATTTAAATGAGGCCTTAACTTAGTTGTATATTCTGAAAAATGGTTTGTATTTTCAAACAATGTAGGTTTATGAAATTTGTTATCAAAACTTAGATAATGTACGGCTGTAAAATCTGTATCAGGATGGTAATGACTTTTCATATATTGACTTGATGTCATACAAGTGTAATTTACTATATTAAACTTAAAATTAACAGGTTTCGTAAAATGCAAACTATTTAAAAAATCAGTTATTTTTTTTTCATAGACAGGAATTAAAGACTGGTAATTAAGTTGTTTAAAGTTTTTATTGTTATAATCGCCATAATTATGATGCAAATTACTTTTTTTATATTGATTACCATTTTCCCAAGAATTTCTAGTTTTATCTTTTTTAAAGTTGCAACCTATATCTTTAATAATTTCTTTTTTATTATACAATTTTTCATCTATATTAGTTATATAAACAGGAAATCCAAAAACTTGCTTCATCATTATTTTGTTTTTTCAGCTATTTTAAAAATATCATCAATACTATTATATATTTCTTCTAAATTTTTAAAGTTGTTTTTTATTATATTATTTTTAACTATATTCTTTATTTGAACACTATACGTTAATATTTTTTCTGTTTTTAAATTTAAATTATAATCTTGTTCTAAACTATTAGCTAAAGATAAAACTAAAAGTTTTTTATTTTTTAATTCTACAATTTTATTTCTTTCCACATTAACAAAATTCCATACAATTTCTTCAGCTTCTACGCCAATTAATTTTTGGATTTCTTTTCTTTTTATATTTAACTTTGGATCATAATACTTGTTTCCATATATATTATGAAATAACCCTGCCACACACAAATTAAAATCTTGATTCCAAAAAAGCAACAAATTATATGTGCCTATTAAATGTTCAAAAAAATTAGATTTTTTATGTTTTAAATTTTTTGTATTTTTACTTATTAAAAATTGAACACCTTTTTCTAATGTTTTAAATTGTTTTTTCATATGTTTGTTTCAGATAAGTTTAAAAAAGAATCATTAGAACCTATTTCTCCTACTGGTATTAAATTTAAAGCTAAAGAGTATCTTGTTATATTTGAATTGTTTTTTAAAACTTTGTGCCTTAAATTACTAGGAAAAATTATTAAATCGTTTTTCTTAGGTGTTATAAAAAATTCTTTAGAATTGTATAAGTTATATTTTTTTTCAGAAGGAATTAAATGCCAGTTATTATCATTAAAATGTTCAAAACAAAGATTGCCAGTTTTATCATTTACATTTATATAAAACACAGCACTAAACATACAATTACTATGAATATGATAATCTCCTCCTAATTTTTTTGGCAGCAATCTTGTTAACCAAGACGTTGTAATTATAAAGTTATTTTCATAATTTAAAACATCATTTTTAAAATTGTTAAAATAATTTAAAATTTTGTTACATAAAAAATTTAAATCTTTTATTTTTAATATATTTTTGTCGTATGTAACATCAAAATTATTAAATTTTTGTTTTTTGCAAAAACTTTGTAATATTTTATTTTCATCAACCGTTAAATCAATATTAGTCATATATACAGGTTTTGAAAATAAAGGCAATATTGTAAATTTATTCATTTTTAAAAATAATTAATGTTAACAATAATTCTTATTTTCTCATCTGTCTGTATATCAGCAGCGTGCATAGTGTCTGTATTAAATATTAAAACTCTATTTGCAACACTATTTATTTTTATTTGTTTATTTTCAATATTCAAAACAGTGCCTCCATTATTTGTATTTAAATAAAATACCGCTGTATAACTATTTTTATAGTCATAATCTTTATGAAAAAATAATTTTGTTTTATTTTGTTTTTTTAAAAATAAATTTGCTCTAGATTGTATTATAGACTTGCAATTTAATTTTTTATAAATTTTATACAAATATTGATCTAACAATACATAATCTTGTTTAAAATTATTAAAAAAACATAAAGAAAAATATCCTGTATCATTTTTATCTTCTAATTTATATAATATATCAGATCTATAAAACCAAGGTGTGTTATTTGTATCAAATATTTGTTTTTGAAACTGTTTAAAAGTTTCATCATCTAAAAAATTATCTATTATTTTGTAATTATTTTTTTTCTTCATTTGTATTTTCAAAACTTAACCATCCTGTTATAATATATTTTTCATTTGTTTTACTAATTTGTCCTCTATGTGTATGCGTCCAATCAACCGGCCATAACAAAGTCAATCCTTTTTTTGCCGGCGATATAATATTTTGATATTTAAATTCCGTGCCCCCATCTTCAACATCATTTAAATAAGTCATAAACACTAACAATCTTTTTGAATTTTCAGGTCTTGATCTTTCACTATGCCATTGTTTAAATCCTGCTTTAGGTTTATAATATTGAATATTATATCCATTAGTTACATTATAAAAATAGTGTTGTTGCAATTCTATATATTTTTTTTGATATAATTTAATAATTTTTGATAAACAAATTCTGTATTGTAAAAATGGTTCTTTAAAATTATTATATTGAATTACCAAATCCAAAGATTCTTTAATCTTTTTATTTATTACCTTATAATCAGGAGTCCCTATTAATCCAGGTGTTATAAGATGTTTATTATCTTCAAAATATTTTAAAATATCATCACATATTTTTTCAGGAATATACCAGCCACCTATAAAATCTTTATAGTTAAATTTATGTTCTTTAAATTTTAATTTTGTTAATTTTTCAATATCATACATTTATTTTTTTACCTTTAAACCAACTAGGCAATCCTATATGCGGTCTAGTATCAAATACATTTTCAGCAGATCCTTTTGTTTCAAGATTATTGTAATGCAAAAATACTTGTACACAATGATCTCCATTAAACTCATCTCTCCAATGTTCTAGTATATTACCTTTATAAACTAACATATCGCCAGGATTTAATATTACTTTTGTTCCTTTAGTATTATCGGAAACATATCCTTTTCCTTCAACTAATTTACCTTTGTTTGGATTCTTTTCTATAAAAATAGGCCATTCATCACCACCAAGATTTAGTGTTGTAGAAATTTCACAACTAAATCTGTCTTTATGGCGATGCAATACATCTCCTTTTTTATAAATTCTGGCATATGAATAGTTAGGATTTAATTTTAATTTTGTATTTTTTTCCATAATAGGCTGAACTGCCAACAATAAAGTTTCCATAACTATATCGGAATAATGAGAATATGTGTTTGGAACTTGATTATCTTTCCAAGTTCCAAATTCTTGTGAAAATGGTGATATATATTTAAAATCAAAAAGTGTCTTAGCTACTTGTTTTTTTATTAAAAAATAATTATAAACAAAATTTGCCAAATCTTTTGATATTGCATTTTTTATAACCACGTAATGATTTTTATTAAAATTCATATTTTTATAATACCTTTCTGTAAATTTTTTCTAATTGCTTGTATATTAAAATGAATAAATCTAAAAGGTTCCACACCATTATCAACAACAAATTGATGAGGCAAATATGAATTGAAAAAAATAAAAGTTCCAGGTTTTGGAACATAATTTACCTTTGAACTAGCTAAAGTAATATCTTCTTCTTTTTTTTCTGGTAATTTAGTCATAATTGATCCAGCTCTAGGATCGTGAAAAACAGGATAAGAAGTTTTATTTGAACATTTTAAAAAATAAAAACCAGATATGTGATTATCATAATGAGTATGTGTGTCGTGATGTCCGCCTCCTTTTTTACCAAACTCTTGTACCCAAAATTCAGTAAATGACAAATTATAATCAGTTAAATCAAATCCTTGTTCATCTAATATTTTATATGACATTTTACCTATGTAACTTTGTATTTCTTCTAACCCCAAACAATTTATCAAACTTGAAGAATGATATGACCATCCGTGATCGCCTATTTTACCATAAATTTTTTCTTTTTCTTTTAATTTTTTTTTATCTCTTGTTTTACAATCCAATATTATTTCATCACAAATATCATTTATTTTATTTACCCATTCTGGGTTATGTGTAATATATACAGGAGAGGTAAAGTGATAGTCTTTTTGTATTGTTTCTTTTTCAATATTCATAATAATAATAATATTTATATACTATTTAAAAGGGTATCCTAAATTCCACATTACTAAAGAATATCTTGTACCTTTAGTTACAGGAGTAACCCTATGCCAAACAAAACTAGGAAAAACTACAATTGAACCACGAGGTCGTATTTCTACACACTCTTTTGTAGTCTTACCTTTATTCCATTCGGTGTCCATTGAATTTCTAAAATCAAATTCTAAATTGCCTCCTACATATTCAGTTGGTTCGCATAAAGAAACTGTTACTGATAATTTTCTTATTTTTCCGTGATCTGCAGGATAAGTTCCGTCAGCATTTTGAGGACGGTTATATGGGGTTTCCCAACTATCACAATGCCATCCATAATATTGGCCAACACCATATTTTGTAAATTGACAAGACTCAGACCAATCCCAATCAAAATTCCATCCAGCTTCCCTATTAGCTTGATGAACAAATGGTTGAACAGCATCATAAATCCAACGTTCATCCATCCAAACAATATCAGATTTTCTTTTTTTTTGAATGTTGTTAATATTTTTTTTAGTTAACTTTTGTTTTTTATTAATAGTGTTATTAACCTCACCTGTTATAGCCATTTCTGTTTGTTTACTTTTACCATAACTTAATATATCTTCACAAATTTTTACAGGCAAAGCTGAAGTAAAATAGTAATAATAATTTTTTAAATTCATTTTATATAAAATAGTTAAAACATAAATTTATGTTTTGTTCTTCATTGTTATTTTTATTTATATGAAAATATAATGATGACGTAAAAACTACAAATTTACCAGGTTCTAACTCAACTCTCCATTTTTTTTGTTTATCTCTACCTTTATTATATTCAAATGTTATTTGAGATTTATTTTTACCAGTAGATATATTATAAATGCAAGTATAATCCGGAGAATGTATTAAATCGTGTTCATCTATATGCTTATGACTCAATAAACTTTCATTTTTTTCTAAAACAAAAAATAAATTGTCTTTTGTAGTTAAAACAGATTGTAATACAATATTATTAAATTTGTCAGAATAAAAATCTTGTATATATTCTTTTAACCATTGAATGTGTAAATGATATGGAAGTTTATAATAATTGTACAAATAATTAAAAGTGTCATTACTTGCACGATTTTGTTCATTATAATTTGACAAAACGTGTTCTTTTAACTTTTCGTTATTTACGTGAGATAATTTACTTAGATTTCCTACTACTACTGATTTTTCATCTAAAACAATTTTTTCCATAATTAAATAATAATAAAAATTAATTCATTTTAATTAAACACTTGTCCAAGTTTTTGTACTCGGATTATATATAAAGTCTATACTTTCATTTGTTTTATTTTTTTTGCCAGTCCATCTTAAATTGGCTTCGTCCCAATGTGTAAATATATCTTTTTGCACATTACTTTCATTCGTATATACACTAGGAACTTCTATTGTAACAGGCGGCACATAAACTCCTTTTACTGTGTCTAGTGTCCAAGAAGTATAAGGTGGTTTAGATTGAATAAATCCATCGTATAACTCACTATATGTGTATCCTATAGCACCATAATTTTTTCTAAAAGCTTTTGTTTGATCGGGACCTAATACTCTTTCTCCACTTTCATTAAATATATAATATTTTCCTTCTAGTGTATTGTATGATGTTTTTTTCCATAGAGGCCACCCGTGTACATTTTCTAAATATTGTCTACCTACTTCTTCATCTTCAATACCGTCAGCATTTAAAATGTCATTATTGTTCACAGGCGTTACAGCTATCACCTTGCCGTTTATTCCTAATTTTGAAAAATATGCCATATTACTTATACCCCTTTATTGAAATTTATATCTTATAACAACAATTCCTGAACCGCCTGCTCCACCTTGAGCATTACCATCTAAACCTGAACCTGAACCTCCACCTCCACCACCTGTGTTTATTGTTCCTGAAATACCTATGTTTCCTGGCCCGTTTGGACTTCCGCCGCCGCCGCCGCCTCCGTCTGGAGCTCCTCCAGCAGGAGTGTTTTGTGATCTGCCGCCTGAACCACCACCTGCAAAATATCTTCCTGGTGCAGGACCTGGTGTGCCATAAGTAGGTGCTGTTGGTCCGAAAAATGCTGTCGCTATTACGCCGCCTAAACCACCTTTACCTGATGGGCCTGAAGCTGGAGGATTTCCAGCTGCACCGGCTCCACCGGAACCTCCTCCACCTCCACTCGCCGGAGCTGTGACTCCAGCACCTCCATTATTTCCTTGTGATGGACTTACCGGTGGAGTATTTCCAATTCCACCTGAACCTCCTGAACCTGATGCGCCACCGCCTGAACCTCCTGGACTTCCAGCAAGTTGAGCATCACTTCCTCCACCACCTCCACCAGCTGATGTAATATTAGAAAACACTAAAGAAGTTCCATTAACTCCTATTGAACCTGGAGCTGGATTTGGTCCTGAACCACCAGCACCACCTCCGCCTACTGAAATTGGATAACCTTGAGCTGAAACCGGAAGACCTGTTGTTGATGGCACTGGATAATTTGTTCTATATCCTCCTGCACCACCGCCTCCGTGATTACCGTCTGAATTGTCTTTTCCTGAAGCTCCTCCGGCACCACCGGCCACTACTAGATATTCAACACTGTTTGAACCTGTTGGTGCTCCTGCGGATGTTACTGTAAAAGTTCCTGGTCCCGTAAATACGTGTGTCTTAAAATCTCCACAAGTA